GGGAGATCCTCGACTCCGACTTCAGTGCCGAGTACGATCCGATCTCGGAGTATTTCGCTCACCTGCCCGAGTGGCGCGACGGTGATATAGACCATATCGGTAGGATCTTAGACCTCATCCCTTTCGATTCGGCCTATCCCGTCGAAGCGCAGCGGGCATATAACGACCTCATCTTTCGTAAGTGGATTGTCGCCGCGGTGGCGTGTGCAGTCGATAACAAGCCGAATCACACGATGCTCATTCTACAAGGTGGGCAGGGCGTAGGTAAGACGACGCTACTACGTTACCTATGCCCTGAGCATCTGCGGCACGATCACTACTACGAGGGCAGCATCAACGACGACCGGGATACATTAGTCTCCATTGCAAGGAGCCTAATCATCGTCGACGACGAGCTTGAGTCCCTTACGAAGCGAGAAGCCGAGAAGATTAAATCCCTTATCACCTCGTCGGATAAGCGCGTACGCCTCGCCTATGGGCGTGCTGAGACCACGCTGCGCCGTAGGGGATCGTTCGCAGGATCAGTCAATAGGCGGTCTTTCCTAAATGACGAGACAGGCTCGCGGCGCTTTGCCGTCATCTCGATAGGAGGGTTCGTAGATCTGGGGGCGCTCTTTAGCATCGACGTCGACGCTGTCTGGTCGCAGGCGCTCGCACTTAAGAGAGCCGGGTTTCAATACTGGACGTCACCGAAAGACATCGAACGCATTTCAGCAATGAACGCGAACTACGCCGTATCAACGGAAGCCGACGACCTCGTATGGAGATACGTCGAAGCGCTGCCGACCGAATCTGCAGCCGGCATGTCGAATACTGAGATCATGACTATGCTGCAGGACAAGATCTTCCAAGAAAAGAACGCGAAGATCCCGTGGCTTAACACGTACCAACTCGGAAGAGCGCTCACTAAAGCCGGGTTTACTCAGGTTGTCGTCAAGGACGGCGGCCGGGCGCTGCGCGTGTGGAAGGTCAAAATCCGAGCGATCGGCCGTTCGGTGAGCGGTGAGTCGGAACCTGCAAAGGTACACGAACTACGTAGCGCATACGTACAGGGGGCGAGCGATGCCTTCTAACTACGACATTTCTACCCTCGACGAGTGGCTCGGGGTGCAAAACCCCAAAAGTTCTGTAACCGCTACAAGTGAACCGAGTAAGCCGTTGACAACGAACGGGTTAGCACCTGTCAAAACGGCTGAAAATGACGTCCGGTTACAGAGTGAAAGTGATTTTTCCTTAAGAGGGAAAAACAATATCAATAATAAGTATATAGAAAACGGCTTTTCACCCTGTAACTCTGTAACCGGGGACAGTGCAGGTCGGATCGTACCACCGGACGAGGTGCTCGCGAGTGCCGAACTCGCCCGACAACGGAACAGACGCGACAGGGATCTCATCGCCCTAATGCATGCGTCGAACGTCAACGACTGGACGTGGATCGAACATGCCGACGGCAGATGGTCAGCTCATTACTCAATCACATTCGAGGAGGTATCGTGAAGGACATAGACGAAGAGCTCGCAGCGATCGACGCCCGCAAATGGCAAGAGCATATCGACAAGGAAGCCGCATCGCGTGACCGTGCAAAGAAGAAGCGCGCAGGCGAGGGACCACCGCCAAAGGAGCACGAGATCCAAACGGCGATTTCTAAGGCCTTAGAGGCCGCTGGGTATATGGTGGTTAGGGTTAACTCCTCAACATCGCTCACAGCGCACGGGAGCCGCCTTAGCGCCTATCGTGTGGTGAACATCAACGCGACGTCAGGTCATGCCGACCTCGCCGTTTACAAGCGCGGCCGCGTGTGGATGCTCGAAGTCAAGCGTCCAGGGGGTAAGCCGTCGGAAACTCAGGTACGTTTTGCAGAATGCTGCAATCGCTACGGCGTCCCCTACCACGTCGTAACAAGCCCAGACGAAGCACTCGCTATCCTGAGGCTGCCATGATAGCACAGGTCATCGCACACCATGCCGCCGCACTGATAGGCGTACACGTCGCTGAGATATACGGACGTTCACACCGCAGACGTCCGGCGCTTGCACGGCATCTCATCTGGTTCGTTCTTCATGAGCGCTTCGCATGGGACTACTCGTCGATCGCCCGGGAGTTCAACCGGGAGCGACAACCCGTGATGCGCGCCGTCGAAGCCGTCGAAGATCAGATCGTCTTGTTCCCTGACGTTAGAGATATCGTCCGGGTCATGAGGCAAGAGCCGTACTTGCAGATGGTGCAAAACTATTGCCCCGAATGCGCTAAGGTTGCAACATGCCAGCAGGACGACCAACGAAATACAACTGGGAAGAACTCGAACCCCTCATGACTGAGGCGATCGAGAAGGGCTTCTACATGGAACAGCTCGCCCATCATCTCGGTATCGTACACGAAACTCTACTCGAGTGGGAGTCAATCCACCCGGAATTTTCCGAGGCGGTTAAAAAAGTCCGTCAGTCATGCAAACAACGTATCGCAGCTCTCCTCGACGCTCACGCCTACGGTGGTATCGAGAAGGGTAACGGCTCGGTCGCTATCTTCATTGCGAAGAACGTTCTCGGATGGCGAGACCGTAGCGAGGTAGAGTCGAAGGTAACTCAGACGCAGGAACTCACGGTAAAGATCGGCGGTGCTCGTCGCAGTGGAGAAGACGATGAGCCGGATCACTCTTGACATAGAGTTACACGACGCACAACTCCGGGTCTGGAATAACAGACGCCGATTTAACGTCGTGAACTGCGGGCGCCGATGGGGTAAGACTGTACTCGCCGAGGCTGCGCTTGCAGAGTGTATCACGACGGGCGATCCGGCTGCGTACTTCGCGCCGACTTATAAGATGCTGATGGACGTGTGGAGGACGGTGAAGAAAGATTTCGCCGCGGTGATCGCAGACACGAACGAGAGCGAGAAGCGTATCACGTACATCAACGGGGGTCAGCTCGACTTTTGGTCGCTCGATAACTACGATGCGGTCCGCGGTCGTAAGTATCGACGCGTCGTGATCGACGAAGCCGCGATGGTGACGAACCTTGAGGAGGCGTGGACGATGGCCATACGTCCGACGCTTGCAGACTACAAGGGCGACGCTTGGTTCTTCTCGACGCCTAAGGGGAGGAACTATTTCCATACGCTGAGCGAACGCGCGGTGACCGATGAGACGTGGTCGTACTGGCAGATGCCAACGTCCGCGAATCCTTACATCGACGCGACGGAAGTCGAAGCCGCACGGAACGAACTGCCGAGTCTGGTATTCCAACAAGAGTTTCTCGCAGAGTTTATCGACGTGCAAGGCGCGCTTGTTAAGCGTGAACATCTAACGCACGTACCGAGTGACCGCGTGCCGTCTGGGCTGCGCTATGGTATGGGCGTGGACCTTGCTATCTCTAAGTCGGAGACAGCAGACTATACCGCTATCGTCGTGGTCGGTTACGATCCCGAATCGGGACGCCGTTACGTCGTCGACGTGTGGCGTGGTAAGGTCGGATTCCACGACGTCGTCGAAGCAGTCAAGCAGTACGCGTCGAAGTGGAAGCCGCAGCGGATCAACATTGAGGCCGTGCAATATCAAGTCGCGGTAGTGCAAGAGCTACTCCGAAAGACCTCGTTACCTGTCAAGGCTATCAAGCCGGACCGCGACAAGGTCACACGCTTTCACGCGGTACTCGCACGCTATGAGCAACTCCTCGTTACTCACGTGACGAACCTAGATCCTCACTTCGAGCGTGAGCTCCTATCGTTTCCGATCTCGGATCATGACGATATGGTCGACGCGCTTGTCTATGCCGAGCTCGCCGCTACTAAGACACAGGGCGCGGGCGTTCTCTTCACTTAACAGATTGACACAATGGGCATCTTCGACCGCATATTCAGAACGAACGAGAAGCAGCTGCAGATCTCCGAGCGCGGCGAACTGCCAGGCCTCGCGACGTTAGCTTACACAAAGCACTCGTTCACCCCGGTGACGAACTTCGCGCAGGCATATCGACTCTGGAAAGAGAACCCCGTCGCGCAGGGCTGCACGATGGCCTATTCGCTTACGATGCCAGAGGCCTACCTCGCCGTACGTGATGGCGAGTCGTTCGTCTACGATCACCCGGTATCGGTTCTCTTCGCTGGTTCGTCGTGGCGTCTTAGCATGGCTACTGCGATGACGTACCTCTGTATCGGTGGTAACGTGTACTATCATAAGCGCCGCAACGCTGCGGGCGCGGTGATCGATCTCAAGCCCTACTCAGATGCTAACTTCGCGCCGGTACTCGACGAGTACGGGAACATCCGCGCCTATCACTATAACAACGGCTCGACAACGTGGGAGATCCCGAAAGATGATGTCGTTCACATCCGCGGCTTTTGGGTTGATCCTGCTATTTCTTACGCCGGCGGCTCTCCGATTGTACTTGCTTCGACGACGATTGAATCTTACAACGAGGCGAGCGGGACGATCTTCAGCATCCACAAAAATGATGCGATGCCTAAGACGCTCGTGATCTACGACGAGGAGATGTCACCCGACCAGGTGTCACTTGCCGAGCGTTCGTTCAAGCGTAAGTACGGCGGAGAGCGCCGCGGGTCGGTCGGTCACATGTGGGGAGTTAAGAGCGTCGAACGTTTGGCACTTGATTACAACGAGCTCGGCATGGAGTCGACGTTTAGTCAATACGAGGCGCGGATCTGTGGCGTGTTCCGCGTTCATCCGATTATCGCTTACACGTACGCAGGTATCATGTCGTCAACGTACTCGAATGCGGAACAGGCGTCGAAAGACTTTACGGACATGGTCCGCGTGCCACTGTGGAACATGATCGCAGACCAGATCAACGAACAACTTGCAATCCCTGACTTTGGCGTCGAGGTCGGATTCGACCTGAGCACGGTCGAAGCTCTGAAGCCGTCGGTAGAATCGCAGCGGGCGACGGCACTGCAGGCGTACCAAGTTGGCGTTATGACATTGAACGAGGCGCGCGAGGCGTTCGCACTCGACGCGGTGCAAGGCGTAGCACAGACTGAAGTCGTAACGGCATCACGCTCGCAGCGCATCGAACGAAAGAACCTTGAGGACGAACAAGGTATCATCGTTGACATTGACGATACGCTCGTCACGTCATCAGGTAACCCACGGCAATCGACGATCGACTACGTGAACGCGTTGTGGGATTCGCATCGTATCATTATCGTCACTGGACGCTCTGCGGATCAGGAAGACGAAACGATTGCGGCTCTCGAGGAGTTCGGCGTTAAGGTCGACGAGTGGCACTTTAACGACACGACCGCGCCCGCGATTGACTTCAAGCGCTACAAGGCAGGACTGCTTCTCGAAGAGCGTCCGATCGTCTTAGCTATCGACAACGACGACGACACACGCGACATGTACGAGGACCTCGGGATCAACTCCGAAGAGCCGCCAACGGAAGGAGGCGCGGATGATTTGTCCGCGGGCTTTCGTTCCGACTCGTTAGACGACGTGACGTACTTTAAGGCAGTCGACGACATTTCGGAGAAGTGGGCTAAGCGTATCGCGATCTCGTATGGTAAGGAAGTGCGTAAGCTCGAACGTCAGATCCTCGGCAGTGTCAAGACGCACGGGGCAGTGATGATCAAACAAGAAGGCGACCCGTTCGACGTGGAAGACTGGACGGCTCGGTTCTTAGCTGCGACTGAAGACGACCGCAAAGGACTTGTCGAAGAGATGATTGCAGCGGCTGCGTCTGATGTTGATGCTGAAGACGGTGAATACGGCAAGGCACGGCGTGAGGGTATCGACGAGTCGAGTCAGAAGATCGCGTCGTCGATTGGTACGATCCGCGAGGATGTGCGCTTCATTCTGAATCAGTCGGGCGGCTTGTCAGCTGAAGAGATCGCGGCGCTCCTTCGTAGCAAGTTTGACGAGATCAGCACGGCACGGGCGAACGCGATCGGCCGAACAACGGCGACGGCTACGACAGGGAAAACGCAGAGCGCAGTCTGGAAGACGGCGAGCGACCGTGAGTCGGATCCCGACCGTAAGATCGTGAGACAGTGGATCTCCTTTCCGGGCGCGCGTGATGCTCACTCCAAAGCGAACGGACAATGGGAGAATTTGGTAACGGGATTTTTCACGGTCGGCGGCGAGGAGACGGAATATCCGGCCGGTCCGTTCTTGTCAGCTAAGAACGCCGTCAATTGCCGATGCATTACACGGGCACGACGTAAGATCGACTACGACAGAGCGACGCAGGGCGGTTAAGATGGTGCAAAACTATACGAACGCATTCGCCATGTTGCGTCAACTCTTACGAAGGTAATCGAATGCAACTGACCAAGTCGTTACATTCCTGTCATATCAAGGCGGTGAACGCTGACGAGGGAATCCTCGAAGCGGTTGTTTCCGTATTCAACAACGTCGACAGCGTAGGCGACCGCGTGCTCCCGGGTTTCTTCGAGCAGTCGCTCAAGAACAAGATGCCAAAGGGCGTGTGGATGCACGATTGGAACGCACCCGTCGCGAAGACGTTGGAAGCACGTGAACTCTATCCGAACGATCCGCTTTTACCTGACGGCTTGAAAGGTCTTGGCGGTTTGTACGTTAAGGCTAAGTTCAATCAGAACACGCAGCGCGGACGCGAGGCGTTTTCTGATATTAAGGAAGGTATCATCGACGAGTTTAGCATTGGATATACAGTGCAGGAAGATCGCATCGCGCCGGACGGCGCCCGCGAACTCGTAAAGGGGACACTCTTAGAGTGGTCGCCCGTTTTGTTCGGAGCTAATCCGCAGACTGCAATCGTTAGCGCTAAGGGACTCACGCAAGATATCGACGACGTCGGAGCCGACGTGTTACGTCTTGTCGCGAGGTTGAACGAACGCGCACAGATTCGCGAGAAGGAAGGACGCACGTTATCGTCGGCAAACGTCGCGCGTCTCTCATCTCTCGTCGATGCTCTGCAGAATGCGACCTTATCTATTAAGGAGCTTATTGACAGTGCAAAGCCTAAGAGCGCACGCGCGCAAATGGAGATGCAACGTCTGCGAGCTCTTCACAACTCACGTCAAAAGGACAACCAATGACAATCCAACAGCTGACTGACGCGATCCGCGTGAAGTCAACAGAGCTGGAAGTCCTCACCAACATCGCAGAGCCTACGGCCGAAGATGTTGCGAAGGCTACAGAACTGAACAACGAGATCGACACTCTCACTAATCAAGTCAACGAGGCGAAGTCGTTCGAGGCTATCAAGGCAAAGAACGCGAAGCGCATCGCGGAAGTAAAGACGGCAGTCAACGAACTCCCGTCAACATCGACGGTAAAGGTCGGCGAGTCATCAGCTAAGTCGAAGATGAACGAAGCCGATTACAAGTCGTACGTTACAGGTCTCTTCGTAGCGGGTCTCTCGAACGAGAACGCACGTCAGAAGTATTCAGACGTCACGGGCGTTGAGTATAAGACGCACACGCAGAACCAAGATGCAACGGGCGGCCTCTTCGTACCTGAAGAGACATCGTCTTACATCATCGACCTCAAGGAGCAATACGGCGTATTCCGTCGCAATGCTCGCGTTGAGCCGATGGGATCAGAGACGATCCGCATCTTCCGCACGAACGACGACGTAACGGCGTATTGGGGTTCGGAAGCTACAGCCTACACAGCATCGGACATGACGTTCGGGTCGGTAGTGCTCACAGCGAAGAAGCTCACAGCGCTCGCAGTCATCAGCGAAGAACTCAACATGAACGCGACTGTCAACCTCGGTCAGCGTTTCGCAGATTCAGTCGCTCGTCAGTTCGCAAAGAAGGAAGACGAAGCTGGATTTAACGGCGACGGCACATCGGCTTACGGTGGTATCACTGGTATCGGTAACAAGTTCCGCCAAGTCCTCGAAGCAGCGGGCGGTACATGGACAAACGACACGCACAAGGGCTACCTCGGCGGCGCTCAAGTTATCAGCGGTAACCTCTTCTCTGAGGCTACGCTGAGCGACTTCATCACAGGCGCTTCTAAGCTCCCGACGTACGCGCGCGCAGGTGCAAAGTGGTATTTCAACAAGACAGCATTCTCGGCAAGCGGCGAGCGCCTCGCACTCGGTGCGGGTGGTGTTACTGCAGCTGAGATCGCGGGCTCGTTCGGTATGCGCTTCCTCGGTTTCCCGGTTGAGATCGTCGACGTTATGCCGAGCACAGATGCGAACTCGCAAGTCTTCGGCTACTTCGGTAACCTCGCACAGGCCGCGTCGATGGGCGACCGCATGAGCACGTCTATCAAGACGGACACATCGCTTGGGTTCCAGAACGACACGATCTATGTCAAGGCTGCTGAGTACGTCGATATCGCAGTACACGACGTAGGTAACTACAGCGCGACGGCGTCGACACGTGTTGCGGGTCCTATCGTAGCTTTTGTATCACAGAACTCATAAGGAACCCAGAACATGAACTCACTTCAGAACGTTAAGTTCGTAAACGTTACGCCGCCTGCGGCTATCGTTGACAATGCAGACTTCGCTACGACTGCGATTGATACTGCGGGCTTTGGTAAGCTCGCCGTTATCTTCTCACTTGGCGCGACTGATATCGCGATGGGCGCTCTCAAGCTTCAGCAAAGCGACGACTCAGGCATGAGCGGCGCAGCTGATATCAGCGCGACTGTATTCGGTGCGACTGGTAACCCGGCGCTCCCGTCAGCAACTGACGATAACAAGGTATATGCTTTCCACGTAAGCCTCCAGGGTAAGAAGCGCTATATCGACCTTGTCGCAACTGCGGGTAATGGCGCGGTTGGTACGTTCGGATCAGCTATCGCAGTTCTTTACAACGGCACAGACTTTGATCCGAACGCAACGGATCAGAACCTCGGCGCCGTTGTTTATTGCTAATCAGAGTTTCTGAGTTCGGGGGCTACGGCCTCCGAGCTGAGAACCTCACACGAAGGAAACAAAGATGGCCATAACAGGATTCACAGGACAACGCCTCGGCACGCTGCAGACGATCGCGTTGAACACTTCGACGCCGGTAACTATTACACCACCGGACGGCGCGGACTTCATTATCTTGGAAGTGCACAATAGCATTGCCCATGTAACGTTCGACGGGACGAACCCGACAACGACTAGCGGTTTCAAAGTGCCGACAAATACGACCTGTAAAATTGACGTTGGGCAAGACTGCACATTGAAAATTATTGCAACGACAGGAACGCCTAACGCTTTTTGGCAAGCCTTCAAGACTAAGAAGGACAATGACGCATGATAGAACAACTTTTCCCGGGCGGCGGAGGTACTGATGAGAAAGCCGCGGTCTCTTCCAACGATACCACGCCGGGCTATCTCAATGGCAAGCTCGTAGCGGGTACGTCGATCACGCTCACAGAAAATAACAACGGCGGTAACGAGACGCTCGGTATTGCAGTCGGTAATATCGACGCCGGTCTTATCACAACAGGCACGGTAGCGACTGCGCGCCTCGGCAGCGGCACGGCAAACAGCACAACATATCTTGCTGGTGATCAAACGTACAAAGCCGCGGTGACCTCTGTCAACGGTTCAACTGGTGCAGTGACGGTTGCAGCTGGTGATACGACGTACACCGTAACAACCGCAGATGCTGAGAACACGACAACTAACACAACGGTGGCAAGTTTCACAATTCCCGCGAATACATGGAGCGACGGTCAAACCGTGGAGCTTCGTGTTGTGACTCTCGCAAACCAAAGCTCCGGCGGTTCGGTAAACTGGACTGGTCGAATCGGAGGTACGGGAATCGCCGAACGTTCGACAGCTACGACAGCCGTAGGTAATAGCACTTTCCAATGGCGAAATATCACTACGTTCCGATTTTATCGCGAAGGTAATACCGTAACGTTTACAGTGTTGAATCCGCAGAGTTTGACCGGCACGTATAACGATGCCGCGCGCTGGCCTTTTGATAACAACGGCGCAATGACTACGCCTATCAACTGGCTCGACTACGATTCATCAGTCGACTTCACAACAAACATTACGATTGACTATAAGATGCAATGGGGAACAGCAAACGCCGCAACTTATGTACGCGTCGTGAATGCGCGCGCTGTTAAGTATAACGGAGGGAACGTATAAATGGAACTCGGAATCGTCATCTCTCAACTCGGCTTGCGTGGCGCTCTCTCCCATCGTACCTACGAGTCGATGGTCGGAACGTGGATTGATCCGAACGAGCCGATCCCATCACTCGAAGAGTGCGTCGCAAAATGGAACGAACTGATTGCGTCTGGTTACTTCGAGCCGCCGTATTTCGTCAAGCGCGCGGATGCGTATGCGCGCGAAGGTATCTACTTGCAAGACATCGCGGAACTCACTGCGGAGCTCGCTATGGCGA